CAACTAAATACGTATACGCAGACCAATACATCGAGTTTTTTCGCCGATCTGAATTTGTTTAAGGGGCAATCATGAGCTACGACGATATAACACATGAGGAAATGTTCACGCACAAGTGCGGCAAGGTGTACCGCGTGCGTTGGCTACCGGACTATGACTCAGGCTCTCCGCTCGAGTGGTCAGACAATCACGGGGTTGTTGTCGAGATGGATTGGAACCCGCTGAACTCTGAGCAGATGGAGCAGCACATCGTTGATGAAGAACCTGATCTTGAGGAAGAGACGCGCCTTCGCATGCTGAAACCACTGTTTACAAACACAGGTAGAACTGTGCGTAGGTTGTACTACGACTTCTTCTCATCGCTAGAAGTTGCACGCAGGGAGTGGGGGCAGAAGACGCCCGAGGATCGACTTCGTGCAGTGGAGCAGGACTACAAGTATCTGAAGGGTTGGTACGATAACGACTGGCATTGGGTTCATCTTGAGGTAACGCTCATGGTTAACGACGTGCCTGACTTTTCCTGCCAGTACAACGTAGGCGGATACGAGAGCGGCCTTGCGCTTGACACTGACTTGGAAGAAGACAAGATTGACACGATCAATCAGGCCATCAAAGAACTGGAATGGGATAGACGCGCGTCGTTGCATCCCGGACAACTGGAGTTAGCACTATGAAACGTATGACTGACAAAGATCGCATGGTACTTATGCGTGCAGAATTGGCTTTGATTGTTGAAGCTAAGGACATGCCGAAACACGTGGCCAGTTGGAGCTATAAACAACTCAAGGAAATCCTCGAGCACGCCAAAGACACTGGAGCAATCCCGTGGCACGTATACGCTGACGAAGATTTGTACGCTGAGCATCAAGACAAACTATCACGAAGCAAATTGCGCGGGTCGCCCTTAGCTTGACAACGGGGCAATAACCTGTTACAATAATGACATGGACTAGGGGATCGCCCACACCCTTAGTTCTTTCCGTAATCCCGTGGGATTAACTTACTCACGTAAGTTCTTATTAACTTGTTTACTTATGGAGATCATCATGGATCAATCACAACTGTTATCTATTTTCGGCGGCGTGTACGACAAACTTGTGTCGGACGTTGCAGACGCAGTTATCAGCAAAATGAAAGCTGAGACTCAGGCCGTGCTTGCGCTTGACGCAGACACACTAAAAGCATCGCTCCTTGAGCTACTCAATGACGATGACCAGACACAGGAAGCCGTGCGCGAGGCGTCGGTTGTCTACATTGACGATCAGGTCACTAGTAAGGTTGAGGACGCAATGAACGACTTCGACTTCGAGTCCAAGATCGACGACGTTGTTGACCAGAAGCTCGAGAACTACGAGCCCAACTTCTCAGGCGGTGACTTCGAAGAAGCTGTCCGCACCGTCATTCGTGACGCCCTCTAATCCCACGGGATTAACTTATTAACTGGAGAACATTATGTCTATTAAAGATCACGCACTGTTAGTTTCCCTCACTGTCAACAAACCACAGATGACACAGAAGGATGGCAAGGCTACGGCCGATGCCGAGTCTGCCAACAACGCCCATGGTGCAGGGCAGTATCGCAAGGACTTGTATCCCAAGTCACTTGTCCAACCGATCGTTGCAGTGGAGACGCAAGCCCGTGCCTACATTGACAGCACCACATACCCGTGGCACAGAGGTGAGGACTTGTTGCCCTCTTCACGTTTCATGCAGTTCGCTGACCGCATGGCCAAGTTCGATCTCGAGTTCGATCAGGCGGTGACTGCGTTCCTCAACAACTGGAGCAACGTCATGATGCTTGCACAAAATAGTCAGGGCGGGTTGTTCGATCCCAACGCATACCCTGACTTGACTGACCTACGCAGATCGTTTCGCTTCCGCATCAACTACCGCCCCGTCACTGACATGGGTGACTTCCGCGTATCCATGCAAGAGGAAGAGCTCAGCACCTTGCGTCAGCAAGTTGAAGAGGCGACAAAGGAATCGATGAACGCGATCATGCGTGCACCGCTGGAACGTCTCAAGCAAGTGGTCGCTCGCTTACATGATGTGACCGGCAAGGGTGAGCGTGAGATCATCAACAAGAGAACGGGTATCGGTGAGATTCGATCGCCCATCTTCCGCGACTCGGTGTGTGAGAACATTGCCGAGGAGATAAACTTGTTGCATGACTTCGCTGACATTCTTCCAGACAACATCCTTGCACTGGCAAAGACAGTCATCGACACGACGCCGCATCCACAACAGTTGCGCGACGACCCCGAGAAACGTAAGGCGGTTAACGTGCAGACAACTGCACTGCTTGCGTCCATCGACGAGATGCTCGAGTTCTGATTTGCACTCAACTCAGAACCCTAGTAAGATAGGCACACACGGGAGCCTTAATCCCGTGGGATTAAAAACTTGTTTACTTAAAGGAAATCATCATGCGTATTGCACACGTTACCCCCATCCTCGTTAAGCGTTACCTCAACGACAACACACGAGCCCGTACAACTTTCTTGCGTGGCCCATCGGGCATCGGCAAGTCCGAGGTTGTGTTCCAGACAAGCAAGCTATTGTCTGAACATGTATCCAACTGGCAGGGTGTAGTTGACCTACGTCTTGCACAGATGGAGCCCACTGACCTTCGCGGTATCCCGCACGTTGTCGATGGCCGCACACACTGGGCACGCCCTGACTTTCTGCCCGCAGATGGCGCGGGCATTCTGTTCCTCGACGAGATCACATCAGCACCGCCCTCAGTGCAGGCGGCCGCATACCAGTTGTGCCTGACGCCCGAGGACTTTGGCATCCCCGCAGAGTGGATGGTCATCGCCGCAGGTAATCGCAAGACCGACCGAGGCGTGACGTACAACCTAGCCGCACCACTACAGAACCGCATGTGCGACATCGACGTCAACACGACGATCGACGACTTCACAGCACACGCCATCACACGTGGCATTCGCCCAGAGATTCTGGCCTTGTTGCAAGATCGCCCTGACTTGTTGCACAAGTTCGAGCCCACTGGTGACATTCGTCCCTTCCCATCACCTCGCTCGTGGTTCGCCGTGTCGCACACACTGGAGCTTGACTTACCCGTGCAGGATCGCGTCGAGCTTATCAAGGGTGATGTTGGTGAAGAGGCGGCCATGATCTTCGAGACACACCTGCGTGTATGGGAGTCGATGCCACGTATCGAGGACATCCTGCAAGGCAAGGACGTGCCTGTGCCCAAGGAACTCAACGTACGCTATTGCGTCGCAATGGGATTGGCTACGCGCCTTGACGCTAACAACTTCGACAAGGCTTGGAAGTTCTTGTCTAAGATGCCCGGTGATGTACAGACACTCACGATTAAACTTGCACACAAACGTGACCGCACGATCACTAAGAGTTCAGCGTTTACTCAGTGGGCTATCGCTAATCAAGCCGCGTTTGCGATGAAATGATGGTTGACAAACGACCAGAGCTTCGATGGCAGAACACACCTGTGGGTGCTTGGACTGCCTACGTTGAGAAACGTTCGAAGGCTAGCTCACTCAAGCAGATGCACGTCAAGCATGCGTTTGCGTTCGTTCGCCCTGCCTACAATATATCTGGTCTACTTGACGCTGATCGTGGTTGGGTTGTGACACGCAACACGTTTGATGATGTGCAAGAGTTTGAGGATTTGACTACTGCTCGGGTGTTTGTTGAGTCTTTGTTTGCATTGGAATATAATTGACCTAATCCCACGGGATTAACTTGTTTACTTATTGGAGAAAATTATGACCACCTTATCTGATCGAATCGATCTTGCGTACAGCAAGCTCGGCCTTCGTGAATCATTCATTGCCGCTGTGATGACACGCGTCAAGCGTGAGATATCTGACAAGGTATCTACTGCAGGAACAAATGGCGCGTGGGTTCGCTTTAACCCTGCGTTCTGTGATCCTCTGACTGACGAGGAATTGTTTGGCCTTGTGCTACATGAGGCGGTACACGTTGTGCTAATGCACATGTGGCGTCGTGAGAGTCGTGATCCGAGTTTGTGGAACTACGCCAACGATGCGCTTATCAATGCGTACATACGTAGTCGTGGATGGCAACTGCCCAAGGGCGGCGTCAACGTAGGATGGGTGCGTGAGAGCATGTCCTCCGAAGAAGTCTACGCCAAGCTCAAAGAAAACCCACCACCGCCACAAGGCGGTAAGGGCTCAGGTGATGGTGATGGCGATGAGGAAAGCCAACCCAATGCAGGTGGCTTCGATGGCAAGGGTGATCTCGAGGATGCTCAAGATGATGCTACTCGTGTGGACATGGAGGCAACTATTGTAGCCGCAGCTCGTATGGCCAAGGAATGTGGTCAGGGCTCTAGCTTGATCGATCGTGTGCTTGACAACGTAGGCCAACCCCATGTGCGGTGGCAAGACGTGACTCGTTCCATGATGACTGAATCGTCTGCCGCTGACTACACGTACACACGCCCGTCTCGTCGCTTCATTGGCTCTGGCTTGTACTTGCCATCGCTTCGCACTGACTCACTCGGTGGCTTGGCTATTGGCTTTGATACATCGGGATCGATGGGCCCAAAGGAATGCAACCAGATTGCCGCTGAGATTCAGGCGATCGTTGACGACTTGCAACCATCATTCGTAGAAGTTATTTACTGCGACTACCACGTTACGCACATCGAGCGGTTCGAGCGTGATGACATGCTTGCCCTGCATCCCAAGGGCGGTGGCGGTACGCGCTTTCAGCCAGTGTTCGAGCACCTTGACAAATCAGACGAGCGTTACTGCGGCATGATTTTCTTCACTGACATGGAGGGCAACTTAGACGAATGCGCGGAGCCAACCTATCCTGTCATCTGGGCCGACATCGGCCATTCCCATCCACGTGAGCCCTTCGGCACACGGGTTACCGTAGCATTATGAGAACAACATGAACACATCCTTCAACAAAGAAAAAGACATTCAGTATCGCTTGACGCGTATCGAGACGAAACTCGTGCGAGGCTTTGAGGAACTGGGTGTCAACATCGACCAAGACCGAGAGTGGTTGTCCGTCGACGAAGAGAACCTTGTCGTGTACGTTTCCACACTGGGACGTTCACTAACTGTAGTACTAAGTGACATGGCACGTAACGGCGCTAAAAGCGTTGGCAAACACTACGACATCGTTAATCGCGGTGAAGTAGTTGGATCAATCTGTTTTAAACCAATTGTGTAAAGAGTACTATCATGAACCCAGAACCAATCATTCACCAAGGCATACCTGTTCGTTCAGTGTGCTTCCCCGTCATCCCTGCAGACGACAAACGTTTTGTCTGGACTGCCGGTGCAGATGTGCAGTCTGTATGGCGTCGCTTCGGGTGGAAACCCCTAGAAGAAACTTTGAAGGTGCCACAGCAATGATTAAATATCCGGGATATGAGGAAGCCGTTATCGGCCCTGCGTATGTACGTATAGACAAGCAAATGGTTAACGTACTTGTTTACGATGCTGAAAAGATCAGAGAAATTCTTAAAAAACGCGATGGCATGTCGCACGAAGAAGCACGTGAGCATATTGAGTTCAACATCGAAGGTGGCTACTTGGGCCCAGAAACACCCATACTTGTATGGTCAGAGGATATTTGGGATGAAGATGATGAAGAGTAATTTTGTAAACAATCACTTGGCCATTGGTAGCCAACAACCCGTACATAGATTACAACTTTGTAATAAATGTGAAGAAGTACGACCGCCGGAGGGCGGCGTGCAGATGAGCCCATCGAGGTGGATATGTGCGTCATGTTGGACGAACAGAGTAACTGGACGTAATCTTAAACAGGTAATTAGGAAGGATGAGAAAAATGATTGAGATGATCGAGAACGCAGACGATTTGCAGATTGGCGGATCGCACTACAAAGACATGCCCGTGCAACCGTGGAGTGTCATGGCCGCGGTGTTAACGCCTGAGGAGTTCCGTGGGTTTCTGAAAGGCAACATCATTAAATACTCCATGCGTGCCGGACGTAAAGATGGAAGCGATGACGGCAACAAAGCATTGCACTACATTCACAAGTTGTATGAAGTAGAAAATGCGCAAACGCAGCAAGTATAGACCTCGTAGCGTATTGGTTAACCCGATTGGGTATGTACTTGAGGGGATGACACCGGTAGCCAAGTACGATACCTATTTGGTTGATCTCAAGATCAAGAACCATTTAGCAATGTCAACCTTAACTAAAGGGTTGGCGACGCGTGCTGACATTGATACTTTGATTGCCACAGTAAACATCA